GTTTTGTCTGTGCCTGTTACTTTAACAAGACTAATAAAGCCAAGCGAATGTGTGTGCTTGACGATGTCGAGTAGATAATCTTTCATCGAAGTTTCCTTATGTTTATAATGTTAGTAGTATAGTATAGTTTGAGGATAATGTCAACAAAATTATATAATTTTAATTAACGGTGAGGTTAGTTTTTGACTGGTTAAGTCACCAGGTTTTTTGACTACCATCCAACTGTGCGCTTGTTTGTAGCATTGTTCTTTTACAATATCAAACCCTAGCATTTGTGTCATGCTCTTCATTAGCGATTGTGTGTTGTATGCTCGATATGCCTGGTTACCTGCTAGGAAGTCTAAACTTGCTTCTAGTTCGCAATCGTTATAGGTAAAGATAAAATGACCTCCAGGTTTTAGTATATTGTATACTTTGCGCATTTCATCTTTGATAGGATCCAAGGGCCAGAATTCGTAGCAGTTAATACTTGCTGCTAAACCTAACTGACCTTGCGGTAATTTGTCTAAATCATCATAGAACATTAAACGTTTTTCTGCAAAAAAATTATTGAACTTACTACGGATAGCATCAGTATCAGTTACGTTTCCTGTATAAAGATATAGAGGATCACATGCAAGCATACTTTTAGTCATTACGCCTGTGCTAGGATTAAGTTCTATTCCTGCATAACGCCAATCACTGTAGTAACCTACATCTGAACTTAGTTCTCTAATAAAGTCTTTATCTGATAATGCTCTTTCTTTCATAGTGTCCAGTGTAGAATCGCCGGTAGCAAAAGTATCGTAGTCTCTTCGAAACACCAATAGTTCTTGTTCACGGAGCAGTGTGTTTATTTTTTCATTAATTTTATCTATCTTTTGATTATACTCTGTACTAAGACGTTGCATATCATCTACTGCACTGTCAATTTCACTATACAGACTCTTATCTCGCCAATGGCGACTTTGTGCTTGAAAGTAATTGCGTTCTCTGGTCAATAGTTCGTCAAGTTGCAATTTATGTGTTTTATTCTCTCGCAAAAAGCGAGTAAACAACAGCATTTTATCTACAAGTTTCATTGACTATCTCCTACTGTATTTATATGCGTATATTACTCAAAGGAGAATAAATCATCAAATGTGTTAGCAGTTTGTGTTGCGCCTTTAAGATCCCATTTAAGAACACTGAGCAAGTTGTCAATCTTTTGATCGACAATAGTTGCCTCCATCAGACTATCATCAAACGGCATGTCTTTAAACCATTGCGGTAGTTGCGATTCGTCTGTAGGATAACCAATACTTGTCCAGCCAAGTGGATTGCTTTTAAGTTTACACACGATAGTTTTAGCACCATCCATAATCTCTGCACTGTATTTGTCGCCGTTCATCTTACGCATGTTGTTCCAGTTCATTGCTGCTCTAACATGCCCTGGCATATTTGCTTTGCCCAGTCGCTTTTCTTCTGCACTGTACTTGGTCAAGTTGTTAACACGCTTGGGTGTGCCTTTTTCCCAGCCTGGACGCTCATGAAATGTGTTTTTGAACTCTTTGATCTTTTCAATAATCTCTTCGCGTTGGCTACCAGTTAGGACATCTAGCAATAGTTCACTCATAAAGTCCTGCATAACCTTTGGCGTATCACTGCGCTTGAGATCCAAGCCCATTGCTTTTACTTTGCCTGGCTTGCCATCTGTATCCAAACGGAAACCTTCCAAGTCATATATAAGTGCCGCATAGCGTTTCTTAGTAATGTATAGACCTTTAGTAGCAACAATTTCTCTGCCGCCTCTAATAATCTCGCCATTCTCACGCGGACAGTGAAACGCTCGTTCCATAAACACAGGAAACTCATCGTTGACTTGATCTGCAATGCCATCATAAAGTGCTGTAACAATCTCTTTTGTCCACTCTTGTCTACCACTTTCAACTTCTTCTTTCATCATGGGCCACGCACTAAAGTAAACAGAGTCAGTATCGCCATATACAATAGCATCACCTACATGGTCTTCTTTGCCTGTAAGTAATCCGTTAACGGTTTCAGCCATGCGCTTACTGATGCAACGTCCTGTTAGCGTAGTACTTTGTCCAATACGATGATCGAAAAACCTACAACCTGGATTAAGAATAGCACCATACAAACTGTTCAAGTTAATCTTCTTAACTAACTGACGCTTGTCCCAATATTCAACATCGCCTTGTTCATCTTTTGCCTTCTTTAGTTCTTTCTGCATATCTTTACGTTCGCTATACCAACGTTCAAGAAGTGCAGGAATAATTCCCTTGCGTTCATATGTAAAGATAGTACCGTTGGCACTAAGCGTCCAAGGTTGATTGCTGTCAAACATAAGACGCCATACATCATATGCACTTAGCGTATCTTCGTCACCGTTCTCCCAGTCAATGGTAATCTCAGTGCCACGCTCCATATTCATGACTGCTTGATACTCTTTACTACCAAACTCGCCTTCCCATGCATCTGCAAACGACTTTTTGTTTGCCATATGTGTGCGTACTGCATGTTCAGTCATTGTCTGACGTAGTTGTCCTACAACAGTCTCTGGACCCATATTAAGCGCACGAATCACACTAGGATACAGACTGTTAATATCAATAGCACCAATCCATTCATGCAATCCTTTTTTAGGATATGCTACATAAGCACCTGCTGCTGTAGTGCTTTCACCATCTCTGTTTTTACGATTAGGAACAACCATGCCGCGAGCATGTGCATCATTAATGATAGCCTGCTCTGTTACAGCAACAGCACCCATAGTAGTCATAAGCAACACTGTGTTTTCATGTGCCAACACATTACTTAGGTCAATGAAGCGTAGTTTCTTATCTAGTTTGTTTAACAACAGTGTATCTTGTCTGTTATAGTCAATGAACTTTTCAAAGTCTTGATTGTATAGTTGATCCAGTGTGCCTTCATACTGCACTTTACGTTCATCTAGTTCATGCTCTCCGATAGCATCCAATGTATAACTGTGACGTTCTTCGTATGTGTACTTGCGATACAGTTGCATATAATCCAAGTGTACACGCCCTACTAAATCAAATGTAACGCTTTCTTTACCAAAGCGTTCAAATGTACGTTTCTTTGGTAGTTGCCCAAACAAACACCACTTACGGTTATCATCTTTACTAAGCACACGGGTGATACGATTCACAGTGTAAGGGATATCATATCCTTCACTATTCCAGCCACTCACAATGTCTGCATCTTCTAGCAAGTCTAAGAATACTTCTAGCATTTCTGCTTCGCTTGTAAACAGGTATGTGTTATCAAAACGCTTGCATAAGTCCTGTGCAGTTTCCATTGTCATACCACTTGGCGGGATAGCCAGCGTTATTAGTTGCCCTGTCCAATCCATGTATACACTAATTGCTGTAATAGGATTGAAAGGATCCTCAGGACTACTGTAACCTTTGTCTTTATGAAAGTCAACTTCAATATCGAAAAAAGCAGTTTGCAGACTAGGAGCATCTGCACCAAGATAGTTGTCTGCCAAACATCGGAACACAGGATTAATATCACTTTCCCATATACCTTTGCCGCCTTGTATTTTAAGTTCTCGCTGAAACTCTTTGCGGTTGCGTGTCGCAAACTTGCTTACCGGCTTATCATAGATAGTCTTGTATTTGCCACGTGGATCATCATAGTAGAACACATAGTTGGCAGGATATTCGCGATACTCTCGCTTGCCGTCTACACGCTCTACAACATGAATGCGATCATTTTCTCTGTCAAAATATGCATCTACATAACTCATTGCGAAATCCTTTTCATGACTTCATTATACACTAGTTTGTTATTTCTGTCATTATAATGATTACTGTTGTTAATATCTTTTTTCACTTTGTTAAAATCCAATTGATTCTCAAACCTGTATAAGTCTTTCCAGTCTATATGACTAATGTGTAATGTAGAATACTGCTGGGTTATTTGGTCTATTTCTTCACAGATTTTACTGTGTACATACAATGCATACTCTAGATCAAAATAGTCTGTAAAGAACTTTTCAACATCCGGCAATCTACTTGCAACGTCCTCGTATATAAAATCACATGCAGAGTGTAAGTTATCGTCTACATGCAGCGGATTATTCAGTGTATGTATTCTATAAGGACTTGTATGACTTACAATTATATGGGTATATAATGATAAGTCTTGACTCTGTAGTTGCTTTAGTATCTTATACTGACCTACGCCGGCTTGTGCTATATTATATGTATCGTCAATATAGTTTACCCAGCCAAGTTGATTATTTTTTACAGTCCAGTCTGCAGCGAAACTATCTCCGGTAATTAATATCATTTCTTCTTGTACCATTTGTACATACCCCAGATACTGATTATTGTCCAAAATATCTCTAGTGTTATGTTAGCAAGAACTGGCTTAAAATACAAGTTAATTCCTAACAGTATTGCTACTATGAGATTGAAAAAACTATACCAAAAGCCTTTGGAATCAATACGATCTGTTTGTAGCATAAAGTATGTGCCCACAAGCAGCAACATACCCAATTGTCCTACAATGTCACTCCAGTGAAGTGTATAATAATCTACCATAATCCTGCAGCAACTCCGTAACCAAAAACATTAATACAAGCAAAATATCCTGTTAATAACATGATCCAGGCGGCACCTCTACGCCAACTTGCATATAATTGTGTTACACTTCCTAGAAAAAATGCAGGGTATACTACTAGCATATTAGGGGCGTCTGCGTTAACTGCTAGTGTTAGGCTTGCATATACAGTGAATATAAAACTTACTAACTCAAAGTAAAACGCAACACTATCGCTGCGATAACTGTTAATCCAAAAATTCTTAATACCTGTCAAAGTCCTAATAATCCCCATCCATGATTAGCAACTGCATTTGTAATGATCGCAAGACAAGTAACAACATGTAACACAACCCATACGGTGCGTATTATTGCAACATTGTCTGCTTTGCGATCATCGGTATATGCTTTGGTGCCAATTGCTTTACACCAAAAATCCCACATTAAATTTTGCCTACAGTAGCCAAAATATTTTCAAGTTCACTGTACTCGTCGCTGTGCTTTTCAAAGTCTGCTTTGTATGCTGTGCGTAATGCTTTTTTAAGCACAGTTGGCTTAATCTGCATTTCTTCTGCAATGGCTTTGATTGTGTCGTTAAGACCGTCATTGAGGTCATCGACTTCCTGCATTACTGTAATGCCTTCGTTTACTAGTTGTGTTAGTTTTGCCTTGTCTTCGCTTGAAAAAACTCTGTCACTCATGTGAATACTCCTTGTTGATTATTCTGTTATTATATATATCTTATCGTGTTATGTCAAGTGGTAGTTTACTTTTTATATCCACATTGCTTTTATGAGTTATAAACTGTTCTGTATTTTTAGCAGTTGGGCAAATACTACAAACCTTGTGTGGCTTGCCATAGTTATTTGCAAATGCAGTCATATCATCATCTGGTGTGTGACCATACCCAAGTGCATGCTCCCATGCATCATAGTTAGGACGGTCAAATCTATCTAATAGTTCCGGCAAGTATGCTAGATGACCGCATTTATATATCTTGCCTTTATATAGCAACGGACAACGCTGTTGACAGCAAGCATCAAATGCTTCCGTTGGATTGTTATTAAACGGCGCCATGTCTTTATAGTCATTCTTAAAAACTCTTACAAATGTATCTGGGTACGTTATCTGCAAGCGAAAGTTTCTACTGCGGTCTATCCAGCGATTTATTCCAAACTCTGTAACAGGCTCCCAGTCGTAGTTTGAAAATATTGTATCTATTGCAGCATCCAGCGCTGGCGTACCTACATGATATGTAATCTTAAAGTTAGAGTTTCCAATATCGCGCAGTAAATCAAACACATCCCAATGACGCTGTAGTAGTGTTCCGTTGGTTACAAAACGCTGTTGTGCATTAGGCAATAGTTCGTGTACACCAAGGATCCATTCTTTAATAGTAGGATTAAGTAAAGGCTCGCCTCCCATGTATCCTATTGCAGGAAGATCTACTTTATCAAGCCACGGTTCTAACCAACTGCGTCCTTGTTCCCAAGTATAGTATCCGCTCCATTTTAAATCGCTGAACGTGCTGCAACCTTTACATGAAAGATTGCATGCTTGATTTACTTGCATTTCTAGAAACGGTATTGTTGGCATGTGCCTTTTCTGCTCAAATCATTAGTAATACAGTGTATACCTGCATCCCAGAAGTACTTATGTCTAAAAGGAACAATATGTGATGTTATTCCTCTATTTTTAAGTTCTGTTACCGCTTTTTCATTGTACTCTGCAAGTACTACATTAGTAGGATTAATTATCAGTATATTTACACCAAATACAGTTTCATGTGCTTGACCAATCCAGTCATCCATGTATGCATCCACTGTTTCGGTTATCAATGTATTCTCATCAAATCCTGGAATGTACCATTTGCCTGAATTTAGTTTCATACTTGCTTGAAACATCTTATGTGCTGCATAATCACTTTCTGGTAAGTGTACAATAGTCCAGTTTGGAAAACTATGTTCATAACTTTCATCTGCAATGCTTATAATAAGTTCAGGAGCAACTGGGCAGTACACAGCATCGCCATGACCTTGTGCATCTACAATATGATTGTTTGTGTGTGGAAATAATTCATTTACATCTCTGCGTATTTTATCCCAATCATCAAATATAGTTTGTGTGGCAAAGAACAAATCGTTGCCTATGCGACTTACAAAACATCCACTTATATATGTATTTTCTGTTTCTTGTACATTACATTGTGCAAGTATATCTTCGTAGAACTTTAATTTTCTATCGTGCTTTGCTTGATCATGTGCTTGGAATTGTTCCCAGGTTTTTACTTTTTGTTTCTCAAATGCATGATGTGCATGATTGGTATTAGGAACTACAGGCACCCACATCTTGTCGTGTATTTGTATAAAGTAATCTCTAGGTTGTACTGGTGGAGGCACCCAAGCATCGTCTACCATACAATCTTCAAATGTATTTGGTATACTAGGACGTAATACTTTTACATTAAAAGTTTCCAGTAGCTTTATTAATATTTGAAAGTCTTGTTCTGTTTCATTTGCTACTTGTTCAAACTTCTTACGAGTGTCACTATCTTTAATCCAACTGTAAAACTCTGGCGGGTATGCTTTTCCCACTACGCAAACCTCTAAAGGATCCCAATGTTGATAAACTGTATATGTCATGTATGTATTATACTACAATATGTTGTTGTATTGCAACCGTTAAATTGCCAGAACCTTTGATAATTCTGTGATATACTGCTTCTGGGATAAAGTATTCTTTGCCTGGCTCTAGTGCTACAGGCAGATGATTGTCTAGTTGTAGTTTCCAACCGGCACCTTCAACAACACGAACCGTGCGGTCTTCTCTGTCGCGATGCCAACAAAGATCATCACTATCTGCTGACTCTTGAAATGTTCTATGTTTAATGTTAGATGCGACTTGGGTTTCCTCGTAGGGTTTTACCACCATTGTCCGCCTTTAACTCCTAGTGCTTTGTAGCGTGGAGTACGGCATGCCCAATAACCTGCTTTTGTTTTGTCATTTTTCTGTTTACATTTATGACGTGCAACAAAACTTTTAACTGCGCCTCTGTTCTTTGCTTTTACACTAAGTCCACTTGTGTCGCCCCATGATACTTTGATCACGTTGCCTTTTTTATTCTTTGT